TTCCATTTCAAAATATTGAACTTCTTCAAATGCTAAATCTACAGGGCCAGTAAAATCTTCACCCGATCGAAGGGCATTTCTTACAAATTTATTATAGACGCCCACCGTAAAAAACATCTAACAAGCTCCGTCAACGCAACGGTTAATCCAAATTACGTACCCTGCTCCCCCTGATAAAGCGATAATGGCTAATAACTTTCCAAACTCTTTTAGCCAGTAAAAACATTTGTCATAGAACTCTTTGTCTGCCTGTTGTTTCTCTTTTAGAGCTTTAGCTGCTTTAACCTTGTTTTCCTCAGCAACTTTTAAACGCCGTGTGCGTTCTTCTTTAATCGCTGCCCATGTACCAAAGCCAAACTTATTATCAATATCTATCTCTAGATTACGCATTCTAGTTTTATTGTTACGATCTTCAATAACATCAGTAACAACTGACTTTATACTAGAGTCACCGTCTTTTAACTCTGAGGATTTTGCTGCCTTTGCAGCTCTTTCTGTGTGACTGAAGAGTTGCTCTATGGAACCAGCAATATCTTTTATATCAGTGGCAGTCTCCAGTAATTTCTTTGCGCCCGCAATGGCAAGGCCAATTGTGATTGGGTCCATACGTCCACCTACTTCTTGCTCTGCAAGCTACGGTCCCCAAACCACCATGTAACAGCAGAAGAAGTCATGAACAATATTGAGTCGATAACGCCAGCTTTCATGGCAAAATCGTTGGTGGTAAAGTAGATCCCTCCGACAAGGATGAGAAGAAACCCCGTGAGTACAGGGCGTACAAGACGAAGCACATCCACCACCCAACGATGAGGCTTACCCATACCCGCATCATGGGCGTAGGAGGCGGTTCGGAGTTCAGCGGATGTTTCGGCAGCGGTGATCGCAAGTTCGTTTTCAGTCTCAGCGGTCTTCAGAGCAGCCTGTCTGTCGAGCAGCTTCAACTCTTGCTCGTATTCCAAAGCTTTGTCTTTTCGCTTTTGACCCGCTTCGAATATGCCTATACCTTTTGACAAGAGACTGCCAATTAAACCAGTCGCGCCGCCAGTTAATACTGATGAGATAATTCCAAACATAATTTAATCCCTTACCATTTTCCCCAATTTCTTCCGGGGCGTGTGTCAACGTGGAGGAAAGTCTTGTACTTTCCGAATGATCCAAATCCTGCTTGTTTGCACTGTTGTAAAAGTTGCTTCCTGTCATGTCCTCTAAGTGAGATGTCGAAAGCAATCCCGCTACGGTGCGCTGACAACGGTGCGCCGCCGACTTTAGCGTTGTGAAGCCTTGACCGATACGCGCTGTTAATTTTGAACGCCTTATCTGCCAGAATACGCGCTCTAACCAGAACATTAAGTCCTTGAGGATTGACCAGCAATTCGTCAGTTCCTTTGCAAGCAATCTCTTCAGGCTTGAAATATGGTCCCCAAATCCAGTCATATTCTGATTCCTCGTAATGGTCGTATAACACTACTTGTTAACCTTCTTTGTTCTGACTGCGCTTGACCGTTTATACCAGCCATGGTAAAACATCAACAGCAGCAGTACTAGCTGAATCGTAGGTAGGCGTCTCTTTCCTCAGACTACCGAACCAATTAAATTAAAAAGATACTGTGTCGGTTAACAGATTTTAAACTTTCCGCCGCGAATAGCGTCGCCCATCCCACGGTTCTTACCAGAAACCATTGAGGCTTTATCAACGTTCGGAGTCTTCTCGTCTTTTGCATCGTTGTAAGGAACGTAGCCCTGATCTTTGACTACAATGCCCTTTCGTGTAACTCCTGTGGAAGATTCTTTTTCCATGACTTTCTCCTATTTACCTTGTTGTTTCATAATCTCTCGTTCGCGAGCAGCTTGTATCCTAGCAGCTACAATGCCTTCTTGAGATTCTATTCGAGCAGAGCCCAACTGTGCGTTGTTTTGAGCTTTCTGTTGATCTAAAGACAAACGAGCCTGATCTATCTGGTTTTCTGCGGCATCTTGCTGAGACCGCATCTCCAGGTCCTGTTGCTTAAGAGCAATAAGAGGATCGGGAGCTCCTCCACCACTTATTTGAGTGCTCATAGACTTAACTTCTTGCATTCCCTGAGCAACAAGACCAGCTACCATAGACTCAATTTCCAACGCCTGCTGTTCATTTGGAGGCTGTCCTTGAAGTTTTTGCCCAACTTGAGCCGTGACTTGTTCTTTAGCCTTTATAGAAACATGCTCCATAACATGCTTTTGCAAAGCCATAGCTATCGCGGGCATCTGAGCCACCATAGGAGACGAACCAAAGATAAGATGCGCCATTATGTGTGCGTCGTGGTTCTGACCTTGAAAAACAGTTAGGGGTAAGTTTTCTAAGGACTCTGAGTTCTCCACTGCGGGATCTTTAGGCGTAGGCTCTCCCTGCTCAACCGGCTTTAGTATAGAATCTACATCCTTGACACCCACCGCCGTATACATGCGACGGTACGCTTCGTACAAATTGTGAAGCTCCGGAGCCGATTGCGCCAACTGTAGTTCCGTCTGCGCGAGTGTGACTCTCTGCGCCATGGAAAAGATGTTGGGATCAGATACCGGCAGTATATCAACCCTATCATCAAAATCCTCCGCTTTTACAGTTCGTTCCGCGCCTACAACGTTATATGGATATTCTTGAGGAAGGTACTCTCCAAAAACACTTGCAAGAAGTTCAAACTCGTCTTTTTGAGCATAGTGAAGCCGCTTGTGTATAGCAGACATCACCTTTGCACCCTGCTCTAACATAGCAATAGTTGTTCCAACCGCTGCCTGTTGATTGCCGTCTCCTACTTGCAGGTTAGAAACCGCTGCAAAACGTTGACCCGCCTCTACGCAAAAACCCATCAACTGAAACAATGTTTGATCCGCACCTTTGTAAGGAAGCAGCATCAGAGAGTCCCTGATAGAACCACCGGGGGCATCCACATCCCTAAACTCACCGGGTGACAAAGGCTCGTCATCATTCCGTATTCGAAGACCGCGACTTTTAAATCCTGCGGGAAGATTAGAAAGAGTTCCAGCGTCAATAAGCTGACGAAGAGCAGCAGTAGCCGTGCGGCTAAGACCGCCAATCATGTGTATCAAACCAAGGCCATAGAACCCAAAACCGGGGAGAAACTTGAAATGAACAAAGTACTGTTTCTTTTTCCTGCGAGAATCATCCGGATCGTAGTTTCTTCGTATACTAAGAAGCTTTCCGCTGCTTTCCGACACAGTAACTACATAGGGGAGCTTAATACCGGTGGGTTCTCCGTCCTCGCCCTCGTCTTCGTAACCTTCAAGGTCTAAATCTACGTGACATTCAAGAAGTGTGACTTCTTGGTCCAGGTGAGTGGGTGATACGCCAGAGATTTCGTCCATCTCTTCTTTAATATCAGAAGGATCCGACTGAGATGCCGACACTTCTATGTCGGAATAGAAACCTGCAACTTGTTTTTTCCGTAGCTCGTTCTCGCTGATCTGAATTACATGCGTAACATTTTCTGCGGTTTCCAGATCGGTAGCCGTGTAAGGAACAACCAATTGCTCGGCAGGCACAAACTTGCTTACTGCGCGTTCCAAGAACTCGTCGTAATAAACTTTCTTAAACGTAGAGCCTGAAAGCGGTAAATAAAACAACATTTGATCGAACTCAGGCGTGTATTCTTTCATCACGCACGTAATCTGATAGTTCATAAAATGTCGAACACGTTCGGCTTGATTCTGTAAATCCGGAGTAACTTTGCCCATTACCTCTGTGCGGACAGGACCTCCAGCAGGAAGAAGCTCACCAAAAGCCTGAGCCTGAAACTGCGTTACGGCTTCTGCAAGAAGAGGGTGTGTTACACCAGTCGCACCACGAAAAGGTTCTGAACGTTCTTCATACCTAAAGCCAAGAAGTTCAAGACCTGTCCGATAAGCTTCTTGCCAATCTTTGCGGCTTTCTTTGTTAGCTTCGTACTGTTCCAAGAGATCAGAGGAAACTACCTCCGCTACGCGGTCGTCAATGTTATCAGCAAGGTTAGCGTAAAAGTCACCAGTGTCCGGGGCTTCCATGCGGGGATCAAAGTCCACTACCACACTGCCGTCTTCTTCTAGTTCAATGTTCAAACCGGGAGCTTCTATAACGGTAGAGTCATCTAGCTCTACTTCCGCAGGGTCGCCCTCTTCTACATCCACAGGAGGTATTTCATTGCGTCGCTCTACAAGGGAGGCCGTGCCGAAATTACTTCTGGGAAGAGGGTTCTTCGCCATTCTAGTAACCTCTTAAGGACATTATGCCGCCGCCTGCCATTGCGGGTGGCGTGTAGGTATTAGTCGCAGGATCAAACCCAGGATTTGTTGTGACACCAGATCCCAGAGGAGGAGATTCATTAGTTGATTGAACAGGAGAACCAAGCAACTGAAGGGTATCGCTAACAAATTTACTTCCCGGACCACCTGAGTTTACAACACCCATAAGATCTGAGATGTTCTCGGCGGCATACTTCTTGACCTCTTCCATCGTTCCGGCTTGCGTAACAGCAGTAAAGCGGTCAACAACATTTTTCATCACTTCATTAAGAGCCATTCCGGCACCACCGCCTACTACGGCCTCTTGTCCCATCATGCCGCCGCCTTGCATTCCGACAGGGCGAAATCCCATCATACCCCCGCCGCGCATTCCCATAGCCTGTTCATACTGTTGCGCTGCTGCCATACCTTCTGCGGTATACGGAAATTCTCGTCCCATTACATTAGGCATTGAATTTGCTCCTTTTATGTGAATTCAGATTTCCTACTGTACTCGTATTTGCACCAGCGGGAAAGACTTCTTTGTCAAGTGTTACAAGTTCAGTTTATACCTAATAAAGGCTTCGGCGGCACTTTCTCCACCAATCGGATTATTGTAGGAACCCCTTGCACTAAGGGATCCACCAAACCCAAGGGGATCATTTACGTTATAAGAGCCTCCAAGTGAACTCTCCGTGCCAACACCGCGAACGTCTATAAGATTTCCACCAACACTTAAAATGCCCGTACCAAGTTTTCCTTCATAGCCTCCACCAAAATTAGTCACGTTTGGAGATTGGGCCGTGGGCCGTGTTTCCTGACGCAACTGCTGCGGATCTTCCTGAGTCTCATAAGTGCGACCAACGCCACCGGTAAACGCACCACGGCCCACGGGCAGACGAACATTAAAACCTACGTTATCCGTCTTATTGTCAGAACGAGTGTTGTTATAATACGGGGCATACTCTTCTGAAACCCCCTCTTGACTAGACGTATTGCGATTTGCGTAAAGTTTTACAGGGCCGAAGTCTACATCTGCACCAAAAGACTTTTTCTTTAAGTCCCTATTACCGGGTTGAGAAGATTGCTGGTAGTACATTCTAATAAGATCACCAAGGTTTAATCCACCAGTGTCCGTAGTCGTCATACCACCTTGAGAGGCTTTTGCATCTTCTAGTTTTCTAGATAGGTTAAACCTGTCATTTCCAACAGAAAAGGATCCTATGTCCGGACGGCCTACACCTTTGGAACCCCTAGCTGAAAATTCGAGGTTACTTGGATCCACGGGAACAAATGCTGCACCCACGTCAAGTCTTGCCGACTCTGGGTTGCCTGCAACTCGTGCCTGCGCGGTGTAGTCACGGTTTAGAAACATCAAATACTCAGCCGTGGTTACACTAGGGTCTGCAAGACTTGGTTTTTTTGGTTCCTGTGCCATTAAAGCAATCCTGTTTCATAAGGACTTCTAAAGCCTCCGACGCCTACACTGAACAAGTCTCCGTCATCTCGGACAGCATACTGGGTTTCCTCGGCAACAGGAACCGACACCGGAGACGGAACCGGAACCGAAAAAGAATCTAATCCAAAAAGACTACCGATACCCTGCTCCGAAACCGTGTTTGCTATTATACCGGGATCAAAAGATAAACCCCTGGAATCAAGACTAGCATTAGGGCCAAAAGTTCCAACCATTGGAAAACCAAAGCTGACACCGGGTTGACCACGGTCGGCTCCAATAAGGCTCTTCCCATCAAAGTCAGGGTTTACTACACCCATGGTAAGCGCGGCAATCGCGCTCTCGGCAAGAGAGGATAGAGCGTTGCCTACGCCGTATCCGCTGTCCGGTGATTGTGTTCCTGCGGGTGAAAAAGTTGGTTGGCCCATACCAAAAAAACTTGCAATGGCACCCGGCTCCGTTACATCGAAGTCTTCCATGCCGGGTGGTTCTGCATTAACATCCGAATCTCCTGGATCTCCATAAGCGTCCGAGTCAAAACCACTAAAACCATCAAAACCATCCAAACTCTCTCCGGGATCTCCGTCTCCGTCCCCGACACCATAAAATTCCCT